ATTAAAGGTTCTACAACCTTTTTTGTTTTTTGTTTTTTTGCCATAATATAATATAATATAAATTAATAAAATAAAAGGCCGAGGCCGAAGCCCCGGTCTTTAATATAATAAATGCTTATTTCATTAACATGAAATTGTTAGCACCTTGTGTAACTAAACATCTTTCTGATAACATGTGGATTTGCATTGCATCTAAAGCAGATGTAGCAGCTCCAACAGAACCAGTAACCCAAGTTTTCATTCTTCTATCGTCAGTTTGAGAAGCTCTGTATCTAACGTGTAAGAATGGTCTCTTTAAGTTTTTACCTAGCATTTGATCATAAACAGTTGAAGTTCCAGCAGGAACAATAACCCCTCTAATCGCATTTGCACCAGCTGCAGCATTAATACCACCTCTTGTTGCTAAGTCATTTAAGTATCTGAAGTCAGACTTATAGAAGTCATAAGAACCTCTTCTGAAACCAGAGAAACCTAAGTTTAATGCCATATCTTCAGAGTTATCAAATACCCCGTAAGAAGTACCACCAGCTCCGTAAGAATTCATAGAAGCCAACATGTCATCCATTGCTAACGAAGTAGCTCTGTTTACAAACATCATGTTTTCTTCAATAGCACCTTGCTTGTCAAACTCAGCTAAGATAGCGTCAAACTCAGCTAAATCAGTTGCAGCATTAACACCAGTAACACCAGAAGTAATATTACCTCTAGATGTAATGGCAGCGAATAAACCTTCAGTACCAACTCTCTCACCACCATCAGCACCATAAAGGAAATCATCAACAGCAGTTTCAGCAGTTGCATCTAAACCTTTTTCACCTTCTAACATTGCCATTTCTAAGTAATCAGTAAATCTAGCTCTTGTATCAGCTTCAGCTTTTAAGTACCACATGTAACCTGATTGACCAGTTTCACCAGTAGTTTCAACCCAACCAATTCTAGCTGTATCAGAACCTGATACCTCGTAGTAATCTTTCATTATAATTGGTTTGTTGCTGAAAGTTTTAAAATCTGGTTCGTTAGCACCTCTTGATTCTACTGTAGAAGCAGCACCTTTTTGGTTATAACCAACACCTTTTGCGTACTCAGAACCATAAACTAATATAGTTGTTTCTTTTGAAGTACCAGTGCTAGTTATACCAGCAGCGTTTAAAGAAGCAGCTTCAAAAGGCTTAACGTCTATTCTAGCACCACTAACAGCTGATACTAAACATTTAACTACTCCTTGAGAATTAGCAACGATAACAGTATCATTAATTCTAATACCGTGCTTAGTGGCTGTAAAACCAGAAGCTTCATCAATATCAGAATCGATATCAATTTGACCACCATTTGTTGTAACGTGGTGGATGTGACCTTTATAAGAAAGGTGTAAACGACTTTGTTCAGACCAAATAACTTGATCAGCAGACATCGCTTCTTCAGCCCCAACTTGTGATAAGAAACCTGAAATAGTTCTCGGTCCGAAAACTTCAGCCTCTTGCTCCATTAGGTCTGGTAAATATTGTTGAGCCCAACCCATATCTTGGTTGAAATCTAAGTAGTTTGTTACTAGTGTTTGTTGCTGTGGAGCAGGTACACTATTTAACAAAGGACCATTTGTAATTGCCATAATTTTGTTTTTTTAATTATTTTTTAAATTTATTGTTTTTAATTTTAAACTTAAAATCAGAAGAGCTTTCGCCTAACACTCTTACCTTAACTCCTCCCGCATCTATAACTCCATGACTTTGTCTTGGGTTCATATTTACGTTTTTAGATGTAGCAGCGCTATTTTTCACAGCGTCAGCTTTTCCTTGTTCGTAAAAGTGTTTTGCAACAGCATCTGCGTTCATTGCTGTATATAGAGATTTATGATAACCCTTAGCGTCTTTTAAAGCAGAGTTCTTATCCAAAAACTTTTTGGTGAAATTGCTTATATCGCTCTGAGTGTTTTTAACCTCTTCAGCATTGTTTACATTAAACCTGTATTTTTTGTCACCGACGTTATATTCAAAACCTTTGAAATTGTCGTTAAAAACATTATTTGTTTTCTGTGTAAAAATATCAGAGTTTGTTTTAACTGTTTTTTGAGTTTCTTCTGACTCTTTGTTGTATCTATTAAAGAAATCAATTGCTTTTTGTTGCTCACCCGTGAGTTTGCTTCCAGCTTTAATCTCTTCATAGTATTTAGACTTTTGCCCGTCTAAGTGGCTTTTAGCGCTGGCAACTTGCTCTTTAAGCGCTAATTTCTTTCTACGTATATCTCTATCGTCGTCTATATCTTCGTCGAATGAGAACGTGTCTTCCATAAGGAAGTTAATTTCTTCATTGTTTAAGTGAGGTTTTGTTTGCTTGTAATATTCGTGTAGTAAACTAGTATCATCTAGTTGTGAATAATCTTGGTTAAGCTTAACATAATCACTTAAATCACCTCCAGTTTCATCCATAAAGTCTATTAACTTTTGGATATTTTCTGGTAATGGCTCTCCAGTAGCCTCAGCTTCTGCTACAGCCTCTTCAATCTGTTCTTCAACTTCTTCAACTTCTTCTTCAGTAATTTCTTCTAATGCTGGAGTTTCTTGTGTTTCAGTTTCCGGTTGTACTTTTTTTTGTTCTTGTGTGGGCTCGGCATTTTCAGACTCTGCAACCACTCCGCTGTTGTCAGCGTTATTTTCTTTAACTTCATCTTGCTCTGGTTCTATTGGTTTGCTTAAATCTACTTTTACAACGCTGTCATCTCCAGCAGATTCAAATTTACTTTCGTCGACTTGTTTAGTCGTTTCTTGTGTAATCTCTTCGACTACTTTTTCATTTTCTTCTTCCATAATATAATATAATAATAATTAATAATTTTAACTAGGGTCAAACGCACCTAAATTAAACCCTCCATCTAGTATATCATTACCTGCGGATTCAAAGTTTTTAGGTGGTTTTCCACTGTTTCTTTGGTCAATCATTTCTGATTGTTGTGTTGCTTGTATTTTTGTTCTTTCGTCCTTACGATCTTCTTTTTCTTTTTCCCTGTCTTTCATGCCACCAACCTCAACACCTTTAAGTTGCATGCTATACTCAAACTCTAGTGCCATCAACTCTTTTTTATGCATAACCTCTTGCTGCATTTTAGCAGCCTCTAACTCAGCCTTCATTTGCTCTAATTGAGCTTTACTTTGGTCTAAGGCTTGATTTTTTTGTATCTCAGCTTGAGAAGCAGCTTGAGCAGCTTGAGCATTAGAATCTGCTTGAGCTTGAATATTTTCTAACTGAAGCTGTCTATCTTTTTCTTCTTTTTTAGATCTTCTTATTTTTAGCAATTGATTAGCTAGTTTAATGTTACGTATTTCTCTAAGATCAATAGCGTCTTCTAGCTCTATGTTACCCTGTTGTAGCGCTGCTTGTATGTTATTTTCTAATAACATTTTTTCTTCTTCATCAGGCATTAAATCTAAAAATATTCCAAAATCATACAAGTGCATTTTACTAAGTTCCTCTAAAGTAGATAAGTTTCTACCACCTATAGATTCTATAAAAGCGTCTTTAGTTGGAGAGTACTCTATAATGTCAGATATTCTCAAAGATAAGCACTCAGCTGTTTCAGCAGTTAAAAATAAACCTGCCTGTAGTATATGCCTTGTTGCTGTGTTTGAGTTAGCTGCTGCTATTTTCTGAACACCAACTAAAGCGTTTTTATCCGGAGTGCTACCATCTCTAGCCTCGTTGAGCCCGGTTACGTCTCTTATCATTTGTAGATAATAATTGTAATTACCTATAAGAGCTTGTAGTTTGTTTCCGCCAGATCCAGATGTAATTTCTTGAATAGGTACTTTACCTGGATTCATATCACCTTCTGAGGTGAATGACCTACCAATTACCGAGCCAGTTTGGAAGAACATGTTTAAAGCTTCTTGCGGACTGTAGTTTGTACCGTTACCTAAATCTATCTCAGCCAAACCATCAGCATCTAAATAAACACCATCAGGAGTTAACCTTGATAACACTTGTTGTATTTTTAAATGCGTTAATTGAATCATATCAGCAAAACCAGTTACACGTTTTACCAATGAATCTATTTTACCATTGTATAATCTAGGCGCTACAATAGAGTAATTCATTTTAACTTTAGTATAATTACTTTTAGGACGCATCATGTTTTTAGCCATTTCCCACTTAAGCAATTTACTTGTACCTAAAATCATAGCACCATCATACAAGCACTCAATAGATCTCAGCACTTTACTGTATCCACCTTCTTTTTCTTGCGGTGGATTAAATGAATCATCTTTTGGTATTATTTTTTCAGCTCCAGTTTTTGTTTCTTTTATTTTATAAACTTCATTCATGTAAGTTTTATAGTTGAAATATAAAACTTGAATAGTGTTATTGTCTTCTTTATCGTAGTTATGTCTAGAGTTGTAATTAGATCTATTGTAAGATTTGTTTTTCATTATATCTTCAAGATCGCTTTCGGATAAATGAGGAAATTGTTTTGCTAGCTCATTTACCGGAATAGTTTTTACCTCACCAACGTAATAAATATCTTCAAAATAAGGGGATTCTGTGTATGAGTATACTAAATTTGCTGGATCAACGTAATCTATAGTAACTCCTTCTGATGTGTTAAAGTTTGTTTTTACAGCACCTATACCAAGAACAGCTAAATCGTAATAAAACCTTTTCTTTATTAACTCGTAATTGTTTCCGTCAAACAAAACGTTTAAAGCTTGTTCTTGAGCTATTTCAACCGCTTGCTTGTAATTAAGCTGCATGTGAAGTTCTACTTCTTCTGGGGTTTCTGGTAAATCACTCTCGTTGCTTCTTGTGGTGTCCATGCCAAAAGAAGCTGTAAGAGCATTGAACCGTCTCATGCTAATATCAGAAAGCATGGCCTCTGCGTGATCAGTTCTTTCTTTTAAACCGTATGGGTCTTGAGAATACGCTTTTATATCATAAATTCTTTCAGCCATACCATTAACAACTATATCAACAAACTTAGATATAATTGGAACTGGCTTCCAGTCTAAATTTAAATAGGACAAATCACCGTTTATAGATAACTCATCCTTATATTTTTGTATAGACTGTTCACCTCTAGCGTATAGTCTTAAATTGTGAAAATCAGCATGATTAGATCTATATTTACTATTATTTCTACTGTCGTTAAACCACTCTTGCTCTATTGCTTTACCTACTTTCAAACCATAATCATAGCTCAGCTTCTCAGCATCACTTACAGTTTGACTCGGGAAATAACTTTTAATGCCAGACTCTGCCATATTTATTATTTGATTATTTGTGAATTACTTCCGGTATTAGTATACTTGGAAATGTTTATATTTAGTGGTTGTTTTTCAACCTTAGCGTTAGGTCTATATAAATGTCTATTGTTAGCCATAACAGCTAAACCAGAACTTATTGACGCATCATGCTTTGTTCTTTTGTTTATATCAAACCCCGCCCAATCGTTTAGTAGCTCATTAAAGTATAAATCTCCAAACGTTCCATCTCGTTTCATTCCAACGTGATCTTGTATATACATCTCGATCGCCGCAGCATGAGCTTGTTTAATATCTTCTGAAGAGTTAGGTATACCACCCACTTCTTTCTCCGCAACAGATAGTTTGTTCCACAACTTATCAGGTCTATTCATACTAAACCCTCTATACCCTCTACGTCTCAGATAATACAAGAGACGAGGTTTATTGTTCTCTGCGAGTATAGGCATCCCGTAAAATACCAAAGCCATTAGAACGTCCTCAAAGAACATCTCTGCCGTTGGTGGTCTAGACAAGTATTCTAAAAAGAAACTGTTAGCCGGAGCGTCTTCCATGCTGAATCTCGTTAAACCGTGCAAGGCTCCTTTTGATCCAACTCCATCTACTGTACCTGATATATCGTAACTATCACAACCAAAAGCTCCCATGTGTTCGTTACCAGGATATTTGATACCGTTTTTAAGTACAACTTTGTTTTGTAGTTGTTGAGGCGGAACCCAACTTACTTTAAATCTTCCTTTTGGATCTGGGTAGAATATTACTTGAGAATCTTTGATTCCATTAACCCATTGAAAATTACCCGTAGTAATACCAAGAGTGTTTGACATCTCCTCGTTGTAGTCTATCTGCTCGTATATTTTAACTAAGTTAAATATACTATTTTTAGTCTCGTCTCTAAACGCGTGCTCTGTAGTTCTTGGAAACTGGCGATAAAACTCGTTTAAAGCATCTTGGTCATCTTTTAAACCATCTACTTCGTTTTGCCAGTTATCTATTACACCTACATCTATTAGTTCACCGTCTGGTGTGAGTCTATCGATATCAGGAGTAGTAAAGACTGGAACTCCAAACTCGTCAATAAATCCTTCATAGTTCCATTCCATTGGGATAAACAAAGAGTATAAGCCAGACTTTGTCTGACCATTTCTATTTCGCTTTGTGACATCTGAGGCATTGTATAATTTTTTAAAGTTTTCTCCACCTTTATCTAAAGCATTTGAAGTTGAGCCCATCATACATTTACCAATAATTCTACTACCTAACCGTAAACATGTTTTTGTAACTCTCCAGTTATTTAAAATATTATCAGGTCTCTCCCACTTACCAGATTCATCATGAACTAATAAAGCTAGTTTTTCACCATCATAACTATTGTCTCCAGTGTTTTTCCAGTCAATAGTTGTATCTAAACCTTTAATGTCCTCAAGCTTTTCATTAGCCGTAATTTTTTTCCTTGTAAACTTACTAGCTGGAACTCTATATGCTAATTCTGATTTCGGTCTATCCATACCATCTTGAATAGGTTTAAAAAAGAAAGGATAGTTAATTGATATAGGAACTACTTTGTCTGTAAACATTTTTTTAGCATCAGCACCAGACTTAGATAATATTCCATATCTACTATCACTCGCTAGGGTGGCTAAGTTAACTGTTTCTGCTGATGACATGAAAGAAAATCCAGAACGTCTGTTTTTAAGGTAACACATTCCGTAACATCTTTTATCTGCTTTACAAGCTTCCCAGAATATATAAAATAATCTG